TTATGACTTTTTCGCAGGAATCCTGACAAGCATTCACGATTTCTTCTCCACCATTTTCAATGCCATATGGACGGTCATTTCTACGGTATGCACCACAATCTACAATACGATTTCAAGCATATGGAATACGATATATGAGTTCATATCTCCGCTTTTGGAAGCCTTGAAATATCTGTTTGAGACGATTTTTCAGGCAATACATATCATTATCAGCAATGTGATGGACTGGATTTCTGAGAAGATACAGACCATATGGAATGCCATTGTGGAGTTTATCACCCCTCTGCTTGAAGGCATTAAGTCATTCTTTGAAACCATCTGGAATGCAATCAGTACTGCGATTTCCACAGTGATGAGTACGATTTCAAATATCATCACCACGGTATGGAACGCAATTTCAGGCTTTATTTCAAGTGTGATGAACACCATCAAATCGGTAATTTCCTCCATCTGGAACACCATCAGCGGTGCGATTTCAGGTGTTGTAAACGGAATCAGAAATACAATATCTTCCGTTTGGAACAGCATTTCTTCTACAATTTCATCGGTGATGAATACCATACGTTCTACTGTGACAAGCATCTGGAACAGCGTAAAATCAGCGATTTCCAATACAATCAGCGGTATTTACGATACGATTAAGAGTGGATTTGACAAGGCGGTCAACTTTGTAAAGGGACTGGCGAGTGATGCATTCAGCTGGGGTTCGGATATCATCAGCGGAATTGTTGACGGTATCAAAAGCTGTATCAGCTGGATTTCCGACGCCTGTACCGATGTGGCGGATACCATCAGAAGCTATCTGCACTTCTCTGTGCCGGACGTGGGACCTCTTACCGAATACGAAAGCTGGATGCCGGACTTTATGCAGGGGTTAGCAGACGGCATTATCAAAAGCAAAAAGGTTATTGCAAAGGCGGTATCCGGTGTTGCGGATACAATGAAAATTGCTCTTAATACCGACCTTAGCTACAAACTTGACGGAATGACAGGTGCTATCATGAACGGCGGAATTGAAAGTTCTGTGGTCAATAACTACTACAATAACGACAACAGCCGTACAGTAAATCAGACCAACAATAGTCCGAAATCACTGTCACGGCTGGAGATTTATAGACAGACAAAGAATGCGGTGAAGATGTAGAAAGGAGTGATTCCAGATGTTCTATCACCTAATCCTGGAAAACGAAACCGGTCAGCAAATTAACCTGTCCAGAACAGCAAACAGGTTCATGTTCTCAAAGATTGAAGGACTGAATCCACCTGCCGGAACAGTCAGCACATCAAGCTATGCCGGAATGGACGGTTCTTACCTCAACAATGCTTTCATTGAAAAGCGAAACGTGGTCATTCCTTTTGAAATGCGTGGCTTTGATGTGGAGAAACGCAGGCATGAGCTGTATCAGGTGGTCAAGCCGTCACGCTACATCAAAATATATTACTCCACAAAAAACATTTCTGTGTATGCCGAGGGTATTGTTGAAACCTGCGAAATGGAGAACTTTGAGATGCTGACCAAAGGGCAGATATCTATTCTCTGTCCCGATATTTACTGGTATTCCACGGAAACCCAGATTGCGGAGTATTCCAAAATCCGTGGTGCTTTCCACTTCATCTTCCCCGATAATGATGAGCCGTTTCCAATCGGTCAATACAGCACACAAAACATCATGACCATTGTCAATGACGGTGATGAAGTGGGCTTTATCCTTGAAATCAGCGGAGGTCCTGCAAAGAATCCGACTATTTACAATGCAGCTACAGACGAATATATGCAGATTCTCGGTGACATCAAAGACGGCGATGTTATCACCATAACTACGAAAACAGGCAATAAGACGGTTACACTGGAACGTGAGGGTGTTGTTACTAATATTATCAACCGGCTTGTTTCGGGTTCCACCTGGCTGACCTTAAAGCAGGGAGAAAATAAGTTTTATGTTCGTGCGTCTGA